TCTCGGCACTCATACCTAGACGGTGGGTGTGGCCTTGGATAACACTCTTACCAATCTTGTTCGCGGCTCTCATGGCTGATCTGCCTGAAAGTTGCGACAAAGGCAGTCCGAGATGGCCGTGTGTGACAACCCAGTCGGGGGCGATGTCGTAGAAGCCGCGAATCACTTCGATTTCGTACTCGTCTAGCTTCAGCAATGTTTCCAGGTGGAATGCTCGGCTCTCCGCGAGAGCGGGAGCGTACTTTTCGAGGTATTCACGAGGCCTGGAGTTGCCTGTAAGGAACATGCTCCGGCCTCGGAACACCATGAAACGCTCATATTTAGGAACTCGAAGACACCACACCTTTCCCTTGTACTTCTCAGTTGACCCTTTGTACCCGCCCGAGCAAATCTCAGTACCCGGCCGTCCACCAATGTTCACGCGCCATTGTCCTGGGCGGTACTCGGTTTCAGAGGCACGCTCTCCATTAAGAGCCAGCAAAAGCAGGAGGTCTCTACGAAGTTCGTCCCTGGAAACGAAGATCATCCGAGCCCCGGACGACTTAGTAGATCCGTCTGTGTAGATCCAAGTGTCAAGGAAAATCTTGAATTGACGGGAGGACAGTCGGAATACCCAATCAGGGACGCGGTTACGGTTTCCGCCGATAAGGGCGTCAAGCTCGCCAGTGTGCTCGGGTCGAACATGAAATTCATACTGAATTTTAGGGCTGCGCTTGAGCGCCTTCCCCGCAATCTCCGTAATATCACGCTTCCGGGCGACCTCGCGCACCTTGTACCCGTCGAGAAGCTTACGAATAGCGCTCGCCTTGTCGCCGGACTGGTAAAAGGTCCAATGCCGTGCGCCCCTATGGGAGTCTGTAAGCAACCAAGCCGTCAAACGGATATGGTCATCTGATATCGGGTATTCAGGGTTGGTATTCTTCCCTGACTGTAGGACAGTCATTCGCTTAAGGTCGGAAGCGTACGTTTCCGTGAAAGCGCCGGTTCTGCGATCCAGCCCAACTACACGATGATTAGGGGTGACCTTCATGGAAAGGGGGCCGGATTCGTACACCACCATTTCGCCGTCATAGTCGTATTCCACTACCTCGAAATCGCTAGTCCAAACCGCATTACCGTCGTCGTCGACCGTTAGAATCTCGTCACCGGGAACAACATCCGTGTAGTTGATGATTCCTCGTCGGGTGACAAGCTTAGTGTCAGTATCTAAGCAGTCATGATTTCCTTCAATGACCTTAACAGGCCCATCGTAGATGTCACGAAGCGGCTTCACGAAATTCTTGATGCCGTACTCAGCATCACGGAACACGCTACCCTCGAATTCCGCCCGAGTGTCCTTCGACCAACGAGATGGCTGGGGGAAGTCCATCAGATCCCCGATTTGGACCACCTCGTCAGGACGGTACTCCTTGATAAACCCCAGTACGTTCTTCAGCGCCCTTCGGTCTTCGAAAGGCATTTGGAGATCGCTAATGATCACTACGCTTCTCAAGCAGCACTCTCCTCTTGGCTCTCATCCAACTTTAGACGGTCCACATTCCCAACGTAAACGTAGACGTCGTATGAGTAGGGCATTTCCGGGTCGGAGTAGACGAGGAATCTACCCTCGGCTGCGAAAAGCACCCGGCCATCGTCCTCGACGTCCTCAAGCGCTTCCACAAGGTCGACAACCTTGTTGTAAAGGTCTTCCGGGCTCGGTACTCCTCTACGGTTACCGTAGAGCCATCCCTTCAGGGCAAAAAGCATGGACAGCTCTTCGAACGAGAGATCCATGTCCAAAACGTTTGGGGATTTCTCATCCAATGTTCCATACCTCCTTAGCCGCATCCTCCGTGACCCTAGAAAGGGTCTTGAAGGCTTCCCGAAGCCGTCTCACCCGGATGATGAGCATTGTCGAGTATGCAATCATGTCGAGGGCTTCTTCCTCGGCCATTTCAAAAAGCCGGTCGAGAGGCATTTCCTCGAATGCCTGCTTATCCCCGAGATCGTACTGGTCCTTCCCGACCCCGAGAATCCGCTCCTGTACGGCGGCAGAAACAGCCTTCTTAACTTCTGCTGCCAGCTCTTCGCTAGTCACAGCCCCTCCCCCTGGGGGTCGAACGAAAACATGATCACGTCATTAGTCTCGTCCTCTAGGACCACCTCATCAACCGGGTACCCCTTACCGTCCGAAATCTCGCCCTCATCATTGATGGTGGCGTGCTGGAAATACACCTTCGATTCCGGAGGATACATTTCCAGTACTGCGATAAGTTCTCCAACGGTTTGGAATCCGCTACCCATTGATTCCCACCTTTCTCCTAAGACCAGCTTCTCCATGCTCGAGGAAGAAGGAGTTAACATCTCCTCCGGTCATCGGCACCATTCGGGTGTTCTCTAGAAATTCTGAGATGGTGCGGGCCAGGCTGACTCCTGGCTCGTCATCGTCATGTAGCACGAACACTGCCTGATATTGTATCAATAAACGCCTCCACCGTTTTTGCCAAGCTTGAGCGCCCGGAATGCCGATAGCAGGAAGACCACACTGCTCGGCAATCATGGTATCAAATTCTCCCTCGCACACCACGATCCCTGACGTTTCCCTTTCCAAGGCAGAGACGTTAAAAATTCTAGGAGGATCACCCGCCATACTCAAATACTTTGGGCCTTCCCCTTTCAGGCGTCGGAATCTCATTGACACGACCGTACCGTCAGGTGTCATGTACGGTAGAGCCAAAAACCCTCTTACGTGCTCGTGTCCCGGAAGCGGATTTTCTACCGATCCGATTCGAAATCGCCGAATCGTCTCCTCGGTCATCCCACGATTTACCAAATATTCTGCGGCCTCTTCGCTTAGCTCCTTCTCGTACTTCTCTGTGGCCTGGGCCAAGAATTTCTTTTGCCCTTCGCTCGGCACTGGTGTAATCAATTTTCTCCTTCCAAGCAATCAATGTTACCGCATTGCCGTGAGCCGGGCACGAATGGCACTTATAGCCTGTGTAGTTAACGCTTGCGGAAGCGTTTTGGTCGTCGTGGAATACGCAGCGGATTGGCTTCCACCGACAGCCTGGTGTCAGGTCTGGAACATTAGCACCGTAGTGCTCAAGGATTGGCCCAATCGGAAGGTCCATAGCCTTTACCCTCCAAAAACCGGCTCATCTGTTGATGCTCCCAGATGAGGGTTAGACCGTCCGGGATGCGCATAATAAACAGCCCATCTTCGACGCCCTTACCTCGCTGCTTGACCAGAAGCGCATACCATCGATACCCGTATTTCTTGGCCTTAGCCGCGGTTTCTCTAAGCCATTCGCCTATCCGAAGCGGGGACCTGTTTTTCGCTTCAAGAATCCAGCCATCCACTCCATCAAAATCCCCAACATCATTAGGCCCACGAACATTTCCATTCCTTCGGAAGGAAGGGAAAATAGATTTCGCAAATTTGACGACATCGTATTCCCACCGATAACCTTTAGCCCTTGATGCCCTCCCACTCATTTTGATCGATTACCTCCTGTTTATCACTAATATCCATCACGTCAAGATTACAGGCCAGTTTTACTGTCAAACTCCCACTGGCGCTAGCTTTGCCAAACCTGTTCTTAACGATCGCTACACCGAGGTCTTCGCCTCCTAGGGGATTTTCCTCTCGGAAAAGGGTTAGAACCAAGACAGGCAGCTTAGACACTTTGTTTCTAAGCCCCGAAAGAGGGACGGGATCAGTGGATCCCTCATAATTTCCTGTCACGTGGTGTAGGACGATTACACAGGCTTGTGTAATCCTCGCCAGCTCGTGAAGATAAGACAAAATACTTTCGTCTGCCTGATACCCCTCACTTTCACCGTCAGGTGAAATATTCATGAGGTTATCGATGACAATGATTTCAGGCCATTTACCCCACAGGTCCGCATAAGCGAAAACCACTTCCTCAATCGTGTCCAAGGTTAATGTCGCATCGAAAACAAAGCGAAGTCTAGAAAGCTCTCTTAGTGTTTCGTTGTATTTTCCGGTTCTTAGATCTCTCTGCACCTCAAGGAGAGGAACCCCAGTCAACATTGAGACAGCCCGAGAGGCTTGTGTGATTTCATCGCTGTCTGCAGAAAAATAGATTCCACTAGCGCCGCTGCCAATTGCCAGTTTTAGGGCGAATGCGCTTTTCCCGACTCCGGGTGCGCTAGCAATCATGTGCAGCTGCGAGCGGCGAAACCTGACTGTCTCATCCGCCAGGGATTTCCACACATCCTTGAGGGGCTCGCCGGCGTTTCGCGCCGACTTGAGAGCCTGCTGAAGGTGAAACACCTCTACCCCCTTCAAGGTTCTGTGTCCGGTAGGGCACCTCCCACACCTAGGGAGCATGGGAGGTGCCCACTTTCGACTAAAAGATATGCGACGTGCCACGTCGCCTCGGGGGATACACCACGTCCGCCCACTTCCACCTCAGGGTATCCCATCCTCAGATGATGTCGTTTCCCTCACGTGGCCTTTGCGGCTTAGGCACGGCCCGGCTAGGCCGTTCACCCCCGCCACTGTTCAGTTGTCAAGTATCGCTGTCTGTCCACCAATATAGGGGACTTCGCTTTCGGTGTCAAGCTAGAACAGTGTGTTCTGCGTCACATTGTTGTAGACCGGACAACCCATCTTAACGCTGCAGGTAAAACAACTACCAGGGTTCGGGAGGAACACACCTTCCTTGATACCACGGTCCAGGTTCCTAAACAGATGCTCGATGAATCCCGGAGTGATGGTGTCCAGGTCGACCGGCGGCGTGGATTCACCCTTCTTACACAGGTAGTAATCACCCCACCGGATGTCTGCCCCGTACATCTCGCGAATCGCGAGCCGGTAAACAGCCAACTGGAGAGGCCATACTGGCTCAGCACCAGTCTTGATATCCCGGATCATCAGGGCTCCGGTTCGCTTGTCCCTGACGATCTGGTCGATCACTCCTTTCACGGTAATCCCACCGATACGCACCGTGAACGGCACCTCGACCGCAGGGTCACCGCTCCGGGGGAGCGGGACGACCTCCAAGGGGCTGTCTTGAACATAATCTATGTACCGGCGTACCTGCTCTATCCCCGTCTCGCGACGCGACTCTAGGTCACGCTCCGTGGACGTCCTCCCGCCCCTCAGCCACAGCGACAGGTCAGGCTCTCGCTGCCGGGCAGCGGCCTCCTCGGCCTCCCAACTCGACTCAAACACCTCGATCACCTCGTCCAGAGGCATCTTCCTCCAAGACTTCTCCCAGCTCTCNACAGCCGAGTGGACGGCGAGACCTTGGATCGTCCACCCAGCTGGCAGCTCCCGGTGACCTGCCACACGGGACAGGTAGTACCGCATCGAGCACTGAGCGTAAGTTGTCAGCTGTGATACTGACCGATGCTGTTCACCTTCGTTTACACCCTGCAAATGTATCTCTCCTCTGTCGTGCGAAAACACGTACGAGCCAGGTATGGAGAGCCGAGCTTTGGCGTAGCCCTCCATACCCAGGACGGCATGAGACCAATCATACCATCACTCTGACCGTTGTCCAACCTAGTGGCTGTCATCGGGACCTGATCCGCTCCCCTAGTGCGTGCAAGCCCGTAGAATCGACACAGACGCTCTAAATGATCGTACCTAGGGTTCGATACCGAAACAGCCCTAAAATCGCTTCTGTGGCGATCTCAGGCGCTTACACGACCCCTTTCGAGGATGCCCACGGGGACACGGACCATGNCTAGGGCGCGTAGGGCTCCCGGAGGGCTGACTCGGAGGCGATCACCCGCATCGGTTTGGTAGACTCGGAGGAGCTAGAGAAGGCAGTGACTAGCGTTACCAGATTGTAACACTGTAGTGGGTCAGGTTACTCGGTCACTCACACTTTAAGCACCGTATGCACCAAGGGGTAAGATGG